CACATCGGTCCAAACGTCTTCTGTCAGTTCAACACGAATAGAGTGGATGCTGTCCAGCCGTGCGGCAGCATTTCCCGCACCTGCGCCGCCGGCCACGGCATTGGCAGCCAATGTCAAAGACGTTGAATCATCCGCCTCGGTAATGGATTCTTCGGTTATGGACACCGTTGTTTTGCCGGTGCCCATGATCTGGGCGTTGATTTCAACCCATGCGTCACGGGCAAACCGGGCGGTGACGGAATTGACGAACATGGAGGCGAACCGCTCCTTGAAAATTGTCTCACCGTACCTCTGGGCCGCTGTAAAACACGGCAGCCCCCTTGACGCATCAACGTCTCCGTCAATCGGTGTAATGGTGTGCTGATATCCGGACGCGCCGGCGGCGGCACTGGAAATAGCCCCCAGGCCATATGCGCACAAAAATGCAAAATGCTGCGGCTGTGCCTTGGGGAACGTAAGTGCCCCTGCGACGGTTTTCCCCATATCATATATGGTGTCCGGCTCTTCCTTGCCTGTCATTTCATCCGCGTTGGACTCCCGCCGGAATTCCGGCTGAATAATGTCCGACTGCTGGGCCAGCAATGACAAGTCTAATGTTTGTTCCGTGTTTACCGCTGTTTCAGCGGCATACGCGGACACTGCAATTTGATTAAGCGGTGCTTTTGGATCTCGCATGAGGGGTCTCCTTTTATTGTGGTTTCGATGTTATCCGTGTTTATGTGATGTCGATTTTGATTAGTTTTCAGCTGTCAGCTTTCATTCTTCATTTGTCAGCTTTTTTTCTGATAGCTGAGGACTGATAGCTGACAGCTTATTTCCCGCATCCAAGGTGCCGGGCCCCGGAACAGGTGCGACGGGTTTTTTTTTGGGCATCCGGGGGACGGCCGGAGCCGGTGGTTTGTCCGTTTCCGGGATTTTTTCAAACCTTTCTTGATATCCGTCCGGCACCTGCTCATATACCCGGCCCCGCATAAATTTTTTGCCGGCATCCGGACCGGATACGATGGTAAAATTTTCGCCTTTTAATCGGTATTTAACGGGCATTTAGTCCTCCTTTACATATTCAAAAAACATGGGTTTGGTGATGACATATCCGCTCATGAACTTGACCGGCCAGATCTGATCCTCATCGCCCACCGACACCTCCCGGACGTATGCGTCCAGCAGGTTGTCGGCCAGGGCCGTTGTAATGGCATCGGCAATGGTGAGCAGGGCAATAATGGGCTCTTCGTCTTTGAGCATCCGGACAAACGGAAAAACCGTTATCGGCATGTTCTTTTCCACACATCCGCCCAGCAGGTCGGTGCGTTTGATTTTGCCGTCCTTGATGCCGATGGCCGGAAACCGGATGGATTCCGGCAATATTTCCGGATGGGGGATCAGGACCACGTCCCGATCCCGAACCGCAGTGACCCCGGATCGGAGCTCTGTCTGTATTTTTTGCAGCAGGGTTTTCAATTGTTTATCCCCAGTATGAGCCAGTCTTTAACGGTTTCCACGAATTCGGCTTTGTCTGCATCGGAAAAACCCAGGAACTCGCGTTTCGGAATCTCCACTTTTTGGCCCCGGCCGGCCATGCCGCCAAATTGATGAATGGCCGCATATTCCCGGTTTGACCAAATAGACAACCCTGTTTTGTTGGCCCGGTAATACACCAGGCGCAAATACCCGTCCTGCTGAAGAATCTTGTCGATCTTGTTGTGATCATCTTTCCATTTCTGCGTTTTCGGGCTCAGCTTTTTCCAAGGCGTGCCGTCCGGTGCTTCTTCATCGTCAAACCGGTCCGCCGTGGTCAGGACCATGTATTCGCCAAATTCTTTCATGGCGGGCTGGACATTTTTGATCCGGTCCCCGGTATGTTTGATCAGGGTTTGGAGTTCGCGGTCGTCATAATCGTATGTGGTGCCGGCACCGCTCATGGTTGCCTCCGGCAGAGGTAGAAGGTAGAAGGTAAACGGCTGAAGGACTGTCGGCTGCGCTTCGCGCGGCTTTTCCTTATACCTTCAACCTTAGACCTTATACCTTTCATCTTAAAATCCCTCCATCTTGGATCTGGAGAAAATCCGCGGGCTGGTGGTGATGGTGACCGTGTCCGGCGTGTTTTCCGGTGTGGCATCCACAATGCCGTCCAGTTCCGCCTTGCCGTCGGCAATATCCCGCAAGAATTTCATGGCATCCAGGTAATCATTGCGCACTGCTTCGGATGTCCGGCCCCGGCGCTGATACAGGCGATACACGGCAATATCCACGGATAATCCGTTGACGATTTCCGGCACCGGGTCCAGGGGTACGCCGTAGCGTTTGCCCAGGTAGGCGTTGATTTTGGCATCTGCCCAGGCAATGGCAGCATCCGTGATGTCCGTGTCCACAACACCCAGATCGTCGTCATCGGTTAAGCTGATGATGTCGGCTTCGTCTGTTCTGTCTTTGAGGTCGTTGATGTCGCTGTAGGGCATGATGTGGTGCCTCGTTTGTTCGTTTCGATGTTATTAGGCATTCCCATAACGGGCGCACACATAGGTGCGCCCCTACCGTTGTTTCTTCTTTGCCTTTGGCGCTGGAACCGATTCCGATTCCGGTTTCGGTTCCGGTTCCGTCTTTGACTCCGGTTCCGTCTCCGTTTCCGCTTCCGTCACTTTGACGGTCAGCATGGGATCGGCAGACAGGGTTTTGATTTCCGTGTCCGTAAACGTTCCGTCCGGATACTGTGTCGGGTCTTTGGGATGGTTAACCCCGCAGCGGCGGAACAAATGGCGTTTTGCTGTGATGGTAATGGGCATTGTGGGTCTCCTCGTTTATGGGTCTCGATATTGTCCGTGTTTCAGGGGTGCCGATTGCATGTTCCGGGGTATTGGGGTGTCGGTGTATCGGGGATGGGCCACCCCGATACACCGTTACCCCGTAACCCCGTTACAACATTACGCTGATCCGTCACTGCCCCATGACAATTGCCACAGGCCATAGCCGCCAGCGGCCCGTGCTTCGGCCCCGAATTTGTACTTTTTCCGGGAAAACACGTCATCTGCATCCATGGAGGTCTGGGACACGAACACCGGCGCTTTTCGTTCCTGGTAAATGAACGGTTTCAAGGGCCGGTTGGTTACGTGCACAAACCAGTGGTCGGAATCGGCCAGGCGCGCATTGACCTTGAGTTTGAGTTTTTTGTAATACGGATTCGGGGTGTCATCTTCGAGTTTGGGGTTGTTGCACAGGATTTCTCCGGCTTCCATGTAATCCGTGCCCACTTCCAGCATGTCCGGTACCAGGCCCAGTTTCCGGCCTTCGTCATCCGTGAAATTCATGATGGCTTTGATGGCAGCGCCCAGGGAGGCTTTTGCCAGGGCCTGGGTGGCAGCGGAGAGCACTGCCGTGCCTTTGTTGGAAACGGAACTGACCGTGCCATTGGCATCCTTGACCGGGTGGTCCGTGTCATAGAAATATTGACCGTCATAGCACACGTTTTCAAAGGCCCCGTCTTTGAGCTCGGTCACGATCTCATCCGGAAGTTGGCGGGAAGAATACCCGGCCTCCTGCGCCTGGGGGCCGTACAGTCCAATCTGTTCGTCTTCAATGTCGTTGCGGTCCACTTCCACGGTGGCTTCGAAATCGTCATTGACCACAGTGTACTTGAACGCGCTCAAGCTCTTGATGACCTTGTCGCCCAGCCATTTGCGCATTTTGGGGAACCGGCTCAGCCAGGAATAATCGTTCTGGGATGATCCGGACGGCACTTTCATGGCCGTGTCCTGCCAGTCGGACGGGGCCGCATCGAATGCCTTGTTAAAGATGGTTTTCAGGTTGATGAAAACCGAAGTCAGGTTGTTTTTATTTACCAGCATTGAGGGTCTCCTCGTTTTTGGGTTTTGATTTTATAATTGTTTCCGTGATGTCGAATTTATGTATCGGCGTGTGGGGGTGATGGTGTATCGGGGATGGGCCACCCCGATACACCGGCACCCCGTTACGCCGTTACACGGTTGACAATGCACATCCGTCGTTGAGCACGATTTTCCAGACCAGGGCCGCGGCCACCTGGACCCCTTCCAGGATCACGGTGTCGCCGGCATCTCCCATGGTGATGGTGTTGTTTCCGGTCTGGTTGATGGTGGATGCGGTCGTCACCACCACATCGCCGCCGCCGTCCACATCCAGGGAGATGGAAATCCGCTGACCGACCAGGGTGGGAATGGCAATGGTCCGGGTTTCCGCGTCCGCTCCGGATGTCAGGGCACAATTGCCGGATCGGGTGACCGGTATGGCGCCGGCATCGCCCGGATCGGAAATCGCGGCCGGAATATGCGGGTACATTTCCTGCAAAGCTGCTTCCACCGTGGTCTGTGCCGTGAACGTGCCCGCGTCTGCGATGGAAATGGCGGATGCGGCATGGGCGGCAGACGAATCCGCAATATGGGTGGCCACATCCGCCTGGCGGATGGCCGGCTCGATGTCGATCCACGCCATGGTGGTAGTGACGTATTTGGCGATGATACCGCAAAAAATATTGTTGGTGACATTGGCCACCAGATCCACGGTCTGGTCATCCACCAGAAATACATTGTCTCCCACGTTGGCCTGGGTGATGGCCGTGTCCAGAATCGCCAGCACAAGGCCCCGCCGCCGGAGCACCACGTTCTTGTCGCCATTTGCTCCGGAAGAATTGTCCACCTGCTCATTGGCAATGCCTTGAAAAATCAGGCCCGCCGTGTCCGATCCTTCCAGGGCGTAGCCGTTGGCGTTGACGCAGCACAAGGCACCGCCGAATATTTTCTCGGAAGCTGCCATGGGAAAATCC